ATGGTCTCGGCGTTGAAGTGCGGACAGGGGCGCTCTTGTAGCTTAGCCAACCCTTCTATGTACGATAGGAACGGCATCAAGGGCTGTAGCACCTCCTTGACCTTAACCTTGTTAAGCGTGTGCGTGATGGGGAACTTGTAGTTAAGGTAGATCAGGTCGTTGCCGCCATGCCTGACGAACATGTTTGGCTCCTTGTTGCTGAGCGGCATCCACCCACGCTTGTGCGTACCATTATCGAAGTAGGCGCATTGCACCCACGTATCGTATTGGTGTGTTTGGAAATTCTCACCCAGCAGTTTTGACAGCCGCTCGTTTGTCGCCGCGCTGCTGCCCTGCCTGTGCACCATAACAGTACCAGATGGATGGAACGACACCAGCTTATGCCGATTGTTATACCCCACATGGATCGCACCCTCGGCTTCCCAGATGCTGAACCACTTCTGGTCGCGCCGTGCGCAGGGTCGGGTGCCATGTGCGTCACCCCTGATTGGCTTGGTGTCGTCGTGATGCTTCTTTGCCTCTGCGTAATTCAGCAGGGTCGGGATTGTCCCGAATGTTGACCAGCTAATAGCCATAGCTTCTTGCTCCTTCTTTGATATGCTTAACGTGGTTAAGAGTAGAGGTTGTGTTCTAGTCGTCGTATTCACCGTTGGGGTAATACTTCTCGTCCTTGGCTTTCTTGAGGCGCTCGGCCAGCACCAGTTCGAGTTCGGTCGTCTTGATGGACTTCGCCAGTTCGATCAGTTCCCAGTCGCTAAGCTGGCGGTAGTAGCTGCGATCACGCAGCGGTTCGTATTTGTTCATCTCATTCTCCTATCGTGGACAGTGCAGTCCACAGTTTCTTGAAGCGCATCATCGCTTCCAGTTCGTCCTTGGCTTGGATGACGATTTCGCAGTGTTTGTTATTAGCGTATGTGTAACTCCAGTGCAGTTGCTCCTGCACCCACTCCGGCAGTGCGCGCAGTTGTTTAAGCGTTATGGTTACATGAAACTGCTTCAGTTCGTCCTCTCGGTATCCACCGCCAAAGTCCGGTGTCTCAAACACGCTAAGGATGCGTGGCCCCTTCACCTTACTCATCCTCCAACACCCAGATTAGCGCTGCGAAGCATGCGGCAAGCATCCCGATACCCAGTTCAAGCATTGCTCTTCTCCCATGCGTCACGGTCTGCTGCTTCTTCCATCAGCCTGTTTAGCTCTTGTCTTTGCTCTAGCTCATGCTGGTTGTTCACATGCCACTCACGGAACAGGGACATCCCCCTGCGCTTGCCGTACTCGCTACACGCCTGAGACAGCTCGGTCTCTAGTGTGCGCAGCTCTTTGCGCATGCTCTCCACCTTGCGTAGCAGTGCGATGCACTGTGCGTCTGCTTCCTTATCCATCGTTAAGCTCCTCTGCTTTCAGCAGGTCGTACACCTGCTGGATTGTCATACCTTCGAACATCTTTGTGTTCTCTGCTTGCACTTCGGCCAGCACGGCTTTCCACTCTTGGCGTATCTGCTCCCATGTCTTGCCTGAGCGGGGGCGTGGCCTTGTGATGTGCTTGTGTAGCTCGTCCTTCCAGTCCATATCACTCTCCTGTCCGCTTGGGGTTGAGCATCTTCAGTTCCTCGTGGTTCGATATGACCACGTAGTTGCTCTTGTTCATGGGCACCGTGCAGAACGTAACGAGCCGTGCTTGCTTGTCACCGCATGGAAGGCATGTTGCGTAGCCCAGCCGCGCACGTGCAGGTGGATAGAGGTCGCCGCACTTGCGGCAGATGACTTGGGTTGCTCCTTCGTTCATCGTTACACCTTCGTTGCTCATTGTAATGTCCCTCTCTCAAACGTGATGGTCGCACGGCAGTAGGTGACCAGCATCTTCTCAACTATGTTCAGCTCGTCCGTGTCGATGTGGTCTCCGGTCAGCATCTTGATGTTTGCTTCCCTAACGGCGGTTAAGCACTGGTCGATCATGTCATCGCCAAGCTGGTTCGCTAAGGTTTGCAGGAAACCACCAAGCAGGTCGTCCAGCTCCTTATCCCATTGCTCTTCGCTGATATCGCTCATCGTGTGCTCGCTTCCTTTGCCGCTGTCTGTAACAGCGTACGCACAGTGTTCAGCTTGGCTTCGAGTGTCTGGATGTGGTTGACCGTCTTGCGCAGCAGCTTCTTGTCCTCCTCATCCACGGTGGCATCGCGCAGGTCGTGCAGGTCTGCCTTGTCGTCGTTACTCAACATTTACGTCTCCTTCTTTGAATGTGGTTAACTCGTCGTCGTTCCAGTCGTAGACCACGCCAGTGGCAATGGACCTGCACCAATACCATTGGCGGTTTTGAGGTTCGTTTCCGTTATTTATCCCCTTGATCGGCTCGTCGATGAGCCACAGGTGGCCGTGGTTGGTTAACACCCTACGCATCTCGCTGTCTGGGTTTGGCGAGATTGCATCGTCCTTGACGCGCACCAGTGTGCCTTTGGGCAACGTCCCCTTAACCATCGTTATGCTTCCTCTTCCTGCATGGGGGCCATGCCAGTCACGTCTTCGATCAGAAACTCTGCGAACAGCGCTTCGATGGACAGGCAATCAAGGTCGTCTTCTTCGACGGTGAGGATGTGGTCGTATGCTACAAACTGCATCATGTCGTTTCTCCTGCTTAACGACGGTTAAGCATATCGGTGTGCCATCCGGCACGTGCGCGACTGGAACCGCCCAGCCACTTTTAACGTTGTAGCACATTGTTATGTTTATGGCAAATGGGCATCTAAAATGCGTGTAAGAAAACGCAGGTAATGTAAGAGGGTTGTAAGGAAATGTTTTTACATAAGGATGAGGCAAGGAACGGCAGAAAACCGCGGTGTTCGTATATATATATATTCTATAAAGTTATAATGTTATAATGTAAGAGGATTTTTAAGGTACAATCGGGTTTTGGGTTTGTGTGTGCTGCTGCACTTGCATGGGAGCGCTGCCTCTCAGTTTCCGTCCTTTCCCGAAAAAACGCATAACATTTTACAAAGCCCAGAAAACTGCCAAAAACGTTCTTACATTACACCTTACATTGCTTACACGTTTTTTTACACAGTGGGGCTTGACAACCGCGCCGTAAAAGTGATAACACGTACGTGTTATCAGGTCAGAGCGCAGCTTAACGATGGTTAAGCGTTCACCCAACCAGCCAAGCGTCCACCCAACCAGTCAACGTACTGTCATAACATTACTATCATCGGTGGTACTGTCATACAATGTTAACTATCATAATGTTAAGAACTGTCATGATGATATACTGTCATACATTGTTAACTATCATGTTCTCACTATCATGGTATTATTAAGGTCAGCTACGCTGGCCTTATTTGATCCGCCGAACCTATCGGTTCGACAGCGGGCGCGAAAAAATTTCGCACCCTTGGATGCGCCGCAGGCGGCGCATGGCTGCCAGTAGCAGCGGGCGCGAAACGTAGGCACAAAAAAACCCCGCCGAGCACATGGCCCAGCGGGGTGAAGATCAGCGCCCGTGGAAGGAACTGTTTTCAAAATTGTCAATGAACCACTGGCAGACGGATAGCGTTATAGCGTCCGGTTCGTTAGGCGCAGCGTGGCAGTCATTTTCGTCAGGCATCATGAACTCAGCCAGCGCGTGGGCAACCGAACGGTCAGAGCGGACAGCCATTGCGAACCCTGCCCAATTCATCCAACCGTAGCACCAGTCCTTGGGGTCAGGCTCAAAGCCTATGCCCTCGCACAGCATATCATCAACCTTGATCAGGTCGCGCCCCGTATAGATTTCGCCAGTCGCCTTGTGGCGGAGTGAAAGATAAGCAGCCATTTCTAATTCCCTTCAATGATTTCGAATTCGTCCGGGTCCATGCCCGTTTCGATAATAAATTGCGCCGCCGCATCGCGGCTATCGAATGAGTAGACGTTTTCGGTCCAGCCCTCATACCAGACAACGTGAAACATAAGCACCTCGCAGAGTAGGGGCAGAGCCGAAGCCCTGCCCCGTTAGTGTTAGCCGAGATAGGCAACGATGAGATTACGCAGCGCAACTAGCTTGCCGTCTATCTCATCCGATGGAGCGAACTCACTCTCATCCCGTTCATTCAGAGCCGTCAGGCACTTGCTTACATAGTCCACGCTTTCCGCAAACTTGACCGCAGGAACGCGAGTGGCGCGGCTGGACTTGCTAGGCATCAGGCCAGCGTCGATAGCGTAAGCCGCGAGACGATCAGAGATCACCGAGACGGACGGAACAGGCAGCCCGTCAATCTTGCCGCCGACACATTCGATTGGCGTTTCTTCCGCCATCTCCCGAACCGCGCTTTCGTCAGCTTTCTTGCGGGACCGCTTAAGCGACCGCTTCACGTCAGACTCAAGCACCTTGCCCGCAGCAGTCGGGACGCCGCTCTCATCATACAGATCAAAGGCGACCGAGGCAGGAACCTCAACAGCACGGACCTTAGCCCGCTTGCCATTCCGCAGGATGTCAGCATCGACGAATTCAATGGCAACGCCAGCAGCCAGAGCCGCCGCAATTTGCCAAGCCCGCTTGAACTGCATCTTGTCTGCATTCGTGAACTCATCGCCCGAAGGCAAGAAGCACTCTTGGACAGCGCGATACATAGCGGGAAGGAACTTGCTATCTTCCGACCCGTCAGGATGGCGGCGCGGCTTGAACATATCGCGCAACGTGGAGATGTCAGCCACTTCATTATCGCCCTTGCCATAGGTCCAACGAATAGGTGAAGCCCACGACTGGACGATGCCTTCCGCCATCTTGGCGACACCGCCCGCTGTGATTTCCGAGCCTTCCCGCACTTCCGACAGGCCGACAGCGATGAGCGACAGGTTAGATGTATTAGTCATGTTGTATTACCTTTTACCAGATTAGACGCAGCATCCGCCGCGCCGCTGGAGAACTCCCCAGCCCCTTTCTTATAGGGGAAGCCACAGCTTAGGACAAATCGACCTACGGATTTAATGGCAGCGATAGCAGCGCCAGAGCCTAACGCCGGTTAGGGATAGCAGCGTAAAATTTCGCTCGCTTCGCTCGCATATGATGAATGGGCTTTGCCCATAATTTTTCTACGCTCGCTTCGCTCGCTTGGGTATGATGAATGGACTACGTCCATACGTTTGTTTGATAGGGGTGGGGTGGGGAGTAAAGATTGAGGTATATCTCGACCCTACCTACCCCCAACCCCCCAAATACAGCATTTGTAGTGCGGTAACCTCTACATACTATTCTGCACATTACACCACAAAGCCCCGAAAACCGACCCCCCTACCCCCTATTTTTTCTGCCATACACCGAATGCGGGGCATTCTAGAAACACCCCCCCGTCAATGGTACCTTGACGCAAAACAGGGTGGGGGGTATAAAAAATGCCTCGACTCCCCCGGCCTCTCGATGCGAAAGGCTTGGTCCAACCGAGTAGTGAAGCACACTGCGGGGAGTCCCTTCCCCTTTTCTTTTCATCAAACCATAGCATTTATGCTATAAGCCCTGCTCATGGCAGGCCGCGATCCCATCAAGCAGCAAGAAGCCAAGCGCCGCTATTATGAGGCGAACAAGGATAAGGTGAAAGCCAAGGCCAAGGCGCACACCCGCGCTGTGCGCAACACCATCCGAGAGTGGATACACGCCTACCTGCTATCCCACCCCTGCTTGGACTGTGGTGAGACCAACCCCATAATTCTAGAATTCGACCACTTCAGGGATAAGGAGTTCAACGTTGGGGAAGCCAGCAGCATTGGTGCATCGCTGAAGCGCGTGAAGTTAGAGGTGGCTAAGTGCGAAGTACGCTGCGCCAACTGCCACAGGAAGAAGACCTACCGGGAACGAGCGCACACGCACAGAGGTTAGCAGCTTTTCTAATTAAACCCTTTACTCCTACCACGCTACACGCTTATAAAGCGCGCCTGCTCCCTCAAACCGGACGCTGCGCCACATGCCTGTTGTAAAAGTCGAACCTACTGACGTGCACCCGGTGCCGTTTAGTCTGGACGCTGAAACCCCAAGTACCTTCGTTGAAGAGGTGCAGGTTGCTGGCGCGACCGCCGAACTGCTGTTTGAGCTTGGTGCGCCGCTGGAAGTCGATCCTGAAACAGCAGATCGTGAGAAGCGGCTCCTTGAAGCCGTAACCAAGGGTAAGAAGAAGGAGCCGTTGCAGCGGATCAACACGGCGTTTGCAGCTTCTGCCTTCTTGAAGACCTATGGTGCGTCGATGGCCTTTGATGCGGTGCAGGCGCGCACTGCCATTACAACCAAATTGATGGAGATCGCCAACTGCGGCGACACTAAGTTTGAGTTAAAAGCGCTGGAGTTGCTGGGTAAGCACTCAGATATCGGGCTGTTCACTGAGCGCAGCGAGATCACCATCAACTATAAGACGCCGGAAGCGCTGGAAGAAGCGATCAAGGAACGCGTCAAGCGCCTGCTGAACGCAGATATCATCGACGTCACGCCCATCGGCATGGACTTGGACGAAGAGTTGGGCATCGCCAACGTGCCGGAAGAGTATGAGGATGACAGCGAAGCTGTCGAAGAGCAGGAAGATGATTGATATTACCTTCCTGTATGGGTTTTGCCCCGGTACGCCCAAGGAAGCAGAGCTTCCGGGCAATGCCTTGCGTATAGCAGGCGATATGCACAGCATCCGCATCACCAAGGGGCCTACGTTCGATGAGTGGAAGGCCGAGACCGTTGATGTGGTGCACAGTAACCTGCGCGACGAGACCCCCTATAACGTGCTGAACCGGCAGAAAGTCCATGCGATCATCGACGCTTGGCTGGATGACGTGGAGTATAAGGGGTAATGGCTGCTTCGCTGCTCGATAATATCTCCCTGCGTGATATTCCGGCTATCCTGCCGGGTCTGTCGGTGTCGGACCAAGAGATACTGCTTGCTGAGCTTGAGAAGCTGGAGCAGCTAAAGGCGCAGAAGCTATCGCAGCAGCGGTTCATGAAGTTCGTGGAAGTGGCGTGGCCGACGTTCATTGGTGGTCGGCACCACGCGATCATGGCAAATGCGTTCGAGAGGGTGGCTAACGGGACGCTGAAACGCCTCATTATTAACATGCCGCCACGTCATACGAAGAGTGAGTTCGCCAGTTACCTGCTGCCAGCATGGTTCCTTGGGCAGTTTCCCCACAAAAAAGTCATCCAGTGCTCGCATACAGCCGAATTGGCAGTAGGTTTTGGTCGTAAAGTCCGAAATCTTGTTGATACGGATCAATATCACGCCATTTTCCCCGATTTGTCACTAAGTGCTGATAGCAAAGCAGCCGGTCGTTGGAACACTTCGAAGGGGGGTGATTACTTCGCCATCGGAATCGGTGGCGCTGTGACTGGTAAGGGCGCTGATGTGCTCATTATTGACGACCCGCACTCAGAGCAGGAAGCTGCGCTGGCGGAAATCAACCCAGATATCTACGACAAGACGTATGAATGGTACACCTCGGGGCCGCGACAGCGTCTCCAGCCGGGCGGTGCTATCGTTATCGTGATGACGCGCTGGTCCAAACGGGACTTGACGGGGCAGGTGCTGAAGGCAGCGGCACTACGCGGTGGCGACGAGTGGGAAGTCATAGAATTTCCAGCAATCCTCCCGTCCGGGAACCCACTATGGCCAGAGTTCTGGTCGCTTAAGGAGCTTGCGGCACTTAAAGAGGAGTTGCCCAACAGTAAGTGGCAGGCTCAGTACCAGCAGGCACCGACATCTGACGTTTCAGCCATTGTGAAACGTGAATGGTGGCAGGAATGGACAAGCGACATCCCACCGAAGTGCGATTTTATCCTTCAGTCATGGGATACGGCCTTCGAAAAGACCCAACGTGCCGACTATTCGGCATGTACCACGTGGGGTGTGTTTTACAAAGCTGACGACAACGGCATCGAGCAAGCTAACATCATCCTGTTAAATGCGTTCCGTGAACGTATGGAGTTCCCGACGCTGAAACGCACAGCCGTTGAGGAGTATCGTGAATGGGAACCGGACAGCGTTATCATCGAGAAGAAGGCATCGGGTGCGCCTTTGATCTACGAGATGCGAGCGATGGGTATCCCTGTACAAGAGTTTACACCTTCCCGGGGGAACGACAAGATTTCTCGTTTGAACGCTGTCTCCGACCTGTTTGCGTCTGGACGGGTCTGGGCACCTGCCACTCACTGGGCCGAAGAGGTGATTGACGAAGTGGCATCCTTCCCGGGCGGGGAAAACGACGATTACGTCGATAGCACCAGTCTTGCACTCATGCGGTTCCGCAAAGGGGGCTATGTGACTACTACGCTAGACGAACCGGACGAAATCCAGTATTTCCGGAGCAATCGCAATCAGGGGTACTACTAATGGACATCGACAAGGCTCTTAACCAAGCTCCGCTTGGCCTCTCCGCAGAACACCTGATGGCTCAGGAGCCTGATCTTGAGATCGAGATCGAAGACCCTGAAGAGGTTACGATCCGCTCTGGTGACATGGAAATCGAGATCGACCCTGATGCCGAAGAAGATGACGAGTTCAACGAGAACTTGGCCGATATCCTTGATGAAGGTCAGCTTACGGAGCTTGCTGGCGACCTGATCGGTGAGTTTGACGAAGACATTTCCAGCCGCAAGGACTGGATGCAGACCTACGTTGATGGCCTTGAGCTATTGGGTATGAAGGTAGAGGACCGGACCGAGCCTTGGCCCGGTGCATGCGGTGTGTACCACCCGCTGCTGTCTGAAGCGCTCGTAAAGTTCCAAGCTGAGACGATGATGGAGACGTTCCCGGCCCGTGGCCCTGTGCGTACAGAGATTATTGGAAGGGAAACGCCCGAGAAGCGTGACGCTGCGCAGCGCGTCGAAGCTGATATGAACTACCAGCTTACCGACGTCATGGTTGAGTACCGCCCTGAGCATGAGCGGATGCTGTGGGGCCTTGGTCTGGCCGGTAATTCGTTCAAAAAGGTGTATTTTGACCCTTCGCTGGACCGTCAGGCGTCCATGTACATCCCGGCGGAAGACGTTGTGGTGCCATATGGCGCTTCCAACTTGGAAACCAGCCCGCGTGTCACTCATGTGATGCGGAAGACCCCGAACGAGCTTAAGAAGCTCCAAGCGTCGGGTTTCTACCGTGATGTTGATCTGCCCGAACCCGTCAATTCGATGGATGAAGTCGAGCAGAAGATTGCCGAGAAGATGGGCTTCCGGGCGTCAACTGACGACCGCTACAAACTCCTTGAAATGCACGTCGATCTGGTCCTGCCAGACGACAAATTTGCCGAGGATGAAGCCGAAGCCGAGATTGCTGTTCCTTACGTCGTGACTATCGACAAAGAGACCGAGACGATCCTATCCATTCGCCGCAACTGGGACCCTGAAGATGACAAAAAGCGCAAGCGCAACCACTTCGTACATTACGCGTATGTTCCGGGCTTTGGTTTCTACGCTTTTGGCCTTATCCACCTTGTTGGTGCTTTTGCTAAGTCTGGTACCAGTCTTATTCGTCAGCTTGTTGATGCTGGTACTCTGTCTAACCTACCGGGCGGCTTCAAAACTAAGGGTCTTCGGGTAAAGGGTGATGACACGCCGATTGCTCCTGCTGAATGGCGCGACGTAGACGTAGCCTCGGGGACAATGCGTGATAACATCATGCCGTTGCCCTATAAGGAGCCGTCGCAGGTCCTTTATAGCCTTCTGGGTACCATCGTAGAGGAAGGCCGTCGCTTCGCCTCTGCGGCTGATTTGCAGGTTTCGGACATGTCGGGCCAAGCCCCGGTCGGTACGACGCTGGCGATCCTTGAGCGTACGCTCAAGACCATGTCGGCTGTGCAGGCACGCATCCACTACTCGATGAAGCAAGAGTTCCGGCTGCTCAAGGGTATCATCCGCGACTATACGCCAGCGACGTATGACTACGAGCCGGAAGAAGGTAGCCGCAAGGCCAAGAAG